AGGATAATTAATATGACTTTAAAAGCAATTTCATTTTTAATTTGGTGGAGAAAAAATCTGCCCTCAACAATAGATGATATGATAAGAATGCAAGAACAAAGAAAGGATAATTAAAAATGTCTAAACATATTTGTCAGGGACCTAAGTGTCATACATACGATACGCAATCAAGAGTTCGTGGAGTGAAAGGCGCTAAGGTGCTGCGAACTCGCAATGCAAGATATGATAATGTTACACAAGAAAAACATTCTTGGTTACAGAATTGGGAATATTTCTTTTGCGATGAGAGATGTATGAATAATTGGCTGGATATACATATGACTCAGTTAATTAGTTTTGTTGGACTTAAAACTAAACCACAGGAAAGCCCAATAGATATTGTAAAGACAGTTCATCAAAATTGGCAAGGACAAGATTATACTCGTACAACTATAAAGTTATTGTCAGAACAATCGGATGATGATACTGTAACTGTATAACTAATAGAAAGGTATAACATGACTAAACCACTACATGTAATAAACTGGCAAGGTAAAGAGTATCGCATCCCCTTTGATGTTGATCTAAACCTAGATCCAAAAGAAAAACTAATAGATGTACCCAATATGTTTAGTGGTGCGATTGCATCACTACCTTGGTTCGCTGTAGCTGTGTACGATATGATTAAAGGCGCAGAGGTTACAGAAGATTATGATCTTATGCAGAATGGATTGAGCTGGTTCTCTAAACATTTCCCTAACGAATATATGACACTACTAGACTGAGTCTAGTCACTCGCCTCTAGCTACTCGAGACTGGTAGCTGGGGGCAAGAGGTCCCAAGCCACTTACAATTAACTTTAGACTTGTTAACATCGATCCCCCTTATTAAAAAGGGGTCCCTCAACTTAGCCGTGTAATGCTTGATTTAGACTTAAATAAGCTATAAATACTTTAAAGGTTCCAAAATTAATCCTAAAAAATTTTGCAGAAAATTTTTATGAAACTAACATTAGAAAAATTTAATTTATTACCACCAGACATTCAAAAAGAATTTCTTGAAGCGGCAACACTAGCAAAACAAAAAAGAGGTATAGAAAAAGCACAAACTGATTTTATGACTTTTGTTAAAAGAGTTTGGCCAGAGTTTATAGAAGGATCCCATCATAAAAAAATTGCAGAAAAATTTAATGATATTGCTAATGGTAAAATCAAAAGATTAATTATCAATATGCCACCAAGGCATACCAAGTCCGAGTTCTCAAGCTTCCTGCTGCCAGCATGGATGATAGGACGCAGGCCTAAATTAAAAATTATTCAATCAACTCACACTACAGAACTTGCTGTTAGATTCGGCCGTAAAGCTAAGACACTAATGGATATGCCTGAGTACAAAGAAATATTTCCAACTAGGTTAAGAGAAGATTCTCAAGCCGCTGGTAAATGGGAAACAGAACAAGGTGGTGAATACTATGCAGCGGGTGTGGGATCTGCAATTACAGGTAGAGGTGCAGATTTACTTATCATCGACGATCCACATTCTGAACAAGATGCATTAAACATAGATGCTCTTGAGAGAGCTTATGAATGGTATACATCAGGACCTCGTCAGCGTTTGCAGCCAGGTGGAGCTATTGTTTTGGTTATGACAAGATGGAATACAAAAGATTTAACAGGTGCCTTGCAACGAGCGACGGGAGACTCTAAGGCTGATAAATGGGAACTCATAGAATTTCCTGCAATCCTTCCATCAGGTAAACCAGTATGGCCAGAGTTTTGGAAGTTAGAAGAATTAGAAGGTGTTAAATCATCTATTAGTTTACAGAAGTGGAATGCACAATGGATGCAAAATCCAACATCAGAAGAAGGTGCATTAATCAAAAGGGAATGGTGGAGGAAGTGGGACAAGGATTATATTCCATCCCTTCAACATGTTATTCAATCCTATGATACTGCATTCATGAAAAAGGAAACTGCGGATTACTCAGCTATTACAACTTGGGGAGTTTTTTATAATGATGAAGACTCAGGACCACAACTTATTTTGCTAGATGCTATAAAAGATAGATTTGAATTTCCTGAGCTTCGAAGGATAGCATATCAACAATATCAGTATTGGCAACCGGAAACTGTACTTGTAGAAGCTAAAGCTTCAGGATTACCATTAACATATGAATTGCGTAAAATGGGCATTCCTGTTATAAACTATACACCCTCTAAGGGGAATGATAAGCACACCAGAGTTAACTCTGTTGCTCCTTTGTTTGAATCAGGTCAGATATGGGCACCTGTAGACAAAGAGTTTGCGCAAGAGGTAATTGAAGAGTGTGCTGCATTTCCTTATGGTGATCATGACGATCTAGTGGATTCAATGACACAAGCAGTCATGCGTTTTAGACAAGGTGGCTTTGTAGATCACCCAGAAGATTACAAAGATGAACCTGTAGCAAAAAATAACAAAACGTATTATTAATATGATTGAGAAAAAAATTAGTTACAATATCAATATTGAAAAACCCAGTACAACAAAACCTGTTAAACAAGGTGGTGTTTTAAATTATTTAGGAAAACAAAAAACGGTTAATGCTCCAGTTAAATGGAGATCATCTAAAGATCATCCAATAGCACATCTTTCCTATATTACAAAAGACGAAGAAAAAATTTTAATTGATTTAAATTTATATGGTTCATTAAAAGGTAAACCTAACAGAGGTCCATTTGGACTTCCATCACTACAAGGATCTGGAGGAGGATCTGGAGGAGATGGCGGCGGTGGAGGGGATGGTGGTGGAGATTCAGGAGGAGACAGTGGCCAAGGAGATAGTGGTCCAGGAGGATCAGACGATGGAAGCGGACACGGAGGTCCAGGAGATGGTGGACAAGGAGATAGTGGCCCAGGAGGATCAGATGAAGGATCTGGACACGGAGGGCCAGGGCCAGGATCTGCTGGAGAATCTACTGGAGACGCTCCAGGAACACAAGGTGGAACAGTAGGAGAAGCTGAAGCAGCGGCACAAGCAGATGCACAATCTATAACAGCGGACAATATATCAACTCAAGCACAAGCGGATCAAGAAGATGCAGCAACAGCTGCAGCAGCAAATGCAGCAACAAGTGGAATTGGAAATTTAGCAAGACAAGCATTTAATGCATACATGGCAGTTTCACCAATAGGAATGTTATCAAGAGCAGTATCAAATGTTGTTGGAAATATTTCAAGAGGAGTAACAGGACCAAGTGATGATACTCAAGAATCAACTTCAGTTCAAAGTGGACCAGCACAAGATTCAAGTGGTGGTGGAATAACTACAATACAATCATATGCACCATTATATAATACAAGCACTGGAGATAATACTGCAGATGCTATGAGAATAAGATTAAATGCTTTACTAGTTCAAAGACCAACTACGTATGGAATACCAGCTGCAAATCAATTATCTAATTATAATTTATTAGATTTAGTTAATCTTAGAAGATAGTTATGAAAAGTTTATTAGAATTAATTAAATTAGTATATGGCCCCAAAGCAATATCTAGCACAATAGGAACTAGGACAAATGTTATTCGTTTACCAAGTGGTAAACTTCAAAAATACCTTTCAAAAGATTTAAATATAGAAGCAGCATCTGATGCAGCTGCACAAAATGCATATGAAGAAATGAAACAACTTATTCCTGAAGTTACAAAAATGAACGATGGTGAACGATTAGTATTTGAAGGAAATTTAAGAAGATTAAAAAACAAACTTGAAGACATCGGTTTAATACAAAAAGAAAATGTTTCTTCAGGTATTACAGCACTTGAATCAAAAGTTGAACAGCTAAGACAAGCAGGTAAAGAATTAGAAAAAGTAACTGGAGAAAAAGCAACTCTTACAGATGTATTAAATGATCTGAGGACATCACAACAATCTATGTCAAGATTAAATGATGAAGGTTTAGTTAGAGCAGCAGCAAGACAAATTTTAATTAATGATATTAAAGCAGGCAAAATTAAAAACATAACTGTTTCAGAAGCAATCAATATGGGGGAACCTTTAGATCCATTTAGACAGATTTATGGTGAAGGAGCTTTGGAACAATTAGATAGTTTAATTCCAAATCTTAGAGGTTTAAAAACAGAAGTGGAAGCAGAAAAATTAGCAAGATCTAAATTTAAATTTGAACCAGATGAAACAAGACCATCAGGATCTGTGACAATAGAAGAAGGTAGAAAAGCAGAACAAGAATATGGAATTAATAAACCAGCTAAAGTATCTGACTTTAAAGCAGAAGCAACTAAGAGAACAAGTATAGATGATTTAATAGATGAATATAATGCAAATCAAGATAGATTATTATTAACAGATGATGAAGGTGGAACTTTAATTACTTATCCTGAATATAATAGATTAAAAGATAGGAATGATGAAATTGCAAAAGCTTTAGAAGCTAAAGGTATTTCTTCTAAAGTAGAAAAAGCACCACAAGCAGAAATTATTCAATTTAGAAAAAAACCAACGGAACCAGAAGGTAAAGCTGATGGTGGAGCCATGGGTCTTGATTATTTAACAGGTATGGAACCACCTAAAAACGGTTATGCTAATGGTGGAAGAATTGGATTTAAAATAGGAAGTGGTAAAAAAATAATTAATAAGCTTACTAAAAAAATTAAAAAACCAACTAAAGATGATTATGAAGACTACGCAGAAATATTAAATGATAGTGAAAATACTGTAGTTCAGGGAACTGAAACATTTGATGAGTTAGACGCACTAGTTAAAAAACAAAAAGATTACGAAGCATCTATGTATCAAGAATATAAAATGGGTAGATTAGATCCTTCACCAGGAGATAAAAGTGAAGGCAGAATGAATTTCTTAAGAAAAAAAGCAGAAGAAGCAGAAATGACTGGAGATAGAAGATTAATTAGTTTTGATGAAATGGATGAATTATCAGATTTAGAATCAACGTATTTACAAGATATTGATAAAGCATATGGAACAGATACTGCTATTAAAAAAGAAATGAAAAAAGCTATAGAAGAAGGAACTCAAAAAACTAATAGAATGACAGAACTTGGATTAAATCCCTCTAGTAGTAAAGACTATGATAAATTTTTAGAAATGGAATCAATAAAACAAAAATATGGAAACGTAATTGATGATAATCTTTTACAACAAATTTTAGTTGATGATAATCCACAAAGAAAAGCAGAAGTACTTGCCTCCATTGATGAAGCTATAAAAATGCAACAAAGAGGAATAGCTCCTGAAGAAATCATTAACATTATAAAAAATACTACTAGAACTAAACAAGCTCAAGGTGGGTCTATAGGTTTAAATTATTTGATGGGATTATAAAATGAAAATCCACGAATACAGAGAGATGAAACGTTATCTCACTAGAAAACCTTTATCCGATAAAGAAGTTAATATGCTTTATCAAGCGGATCAACAAGCACTAGCCACCCCAATCCAGACACCAGTCGCGAGCGACGAGGAACGAGTTGGATATAGTGAAGGAAGTAAATTAACAGGGACAGGTAAAACCTTAGAACAAAATATTAAAGACGATCACAAAGCTTTTAATGATTATAGAAAATCTATTGGTTCCCCTACAATACCTTTAGATAATTCATATATACGAATGTGGATAAAAACTAGATTAAGTGAAGGAGGAAGAGCAGAGCTAGCTGATGGAACATTTCCTGATTATAATGCATTGTCAAATGAGGATAGAGCTGCCGTAGCAAGACAGAGGGTTATTGATTTTGCAAATAAATTTGAAAAAGAAAATAGTAGATTACCTTCACAACAAGAAATTAGAAAACAAGGTAAATTTGATTTTGCAACAGTTAAAAAAGCAATAGAGTCTGGAGACGTAGAAACACTTCCTCTAAATCAAACAAAAGGAGAATTTACAAAAATTCCAGTTGATAATGATTTAAGAAAATTAGATCAAAGTAAAATTATTAAAGATGCATTTAAATCTGGAAAAGCCCCTGATTTAAAAGATGTTCAAAAAATTTTAAATACAAAAGATTCAACAAAAGCTGCTAATAGAATTACTCAATTAGCTTCTACTTATATTGGTGATATGGAAGTAGAAGGTATTAAATCTAAATTTCAAAAAACAGCAAAAGAAATAATAGATACTAATGCTTACGATTATCAAATTAGAGATCTTTATGATAAATCAATTGCTAAATCTGTGGAAGAAAAAAGATCACCTTCCTCTGTTAGAACAACAACTCAAAGAGATATTATCCCAAATATCAAAGGGTATTCAATTGATGAACCTGCAGGAGTTACATCTTCCGTTAGAAACAAAACAACACCTTATGGTGTATTTAGTCAAATTATAGATACAGATATTAACAAAGGAGATAAATATTCTTTTGATTCAATTAAATCTAAAAAAGAAATAGTTTTACAAAATGCAATTGCTTCTGGTGATAAAAAAACAATTAATAAATCATTAAAAGATTTTAATAAAACTGTATCTTATTATGAAAGTAAATTTAATAAAGATATAGGACCAGGTGAAAAGAAAATTAGATTATTTAAAGTTAGTTTAGATAAACCAGAAAATACAATTAAAAACTTTGACACTTTACCTAAACAATATCAAGAAGCGTTTAAAAATAACTTTACAGACAGAGGTTATTCTTATCAAGTTCCAAAAGATATAAAAACTGTTTATCAAATTGGAGAAGATTTAAGAGATCCTAAAATTGCAGCAGATGTTGCAAAAAGAGCAGCGAAAGGACAAGCTAGAATATATTCAGAATTTTTACCTGGAACACAAGCTATAACAAGTTCTGTTGGAGATTATTTAAAAGGTTTAGCTGTAGATGTTAAAGCAGGTAAACTTGTAACTCCTTTTATGAAAGTATTAGGGGCAGCTGCAGTTCCATTAACTGTATATGATGCTTATGAAGGTTACACAGAAGGATTACCATTAGATGAAACATTATTAAAAGGACTATTAGGAGCTGAAGGAATATCTCAAACTTTTAAAGAACAAGCAGCGCTATCTCCTAAAGCAAGAGAAGCAAAACAAGTTTTAAGTTCAAACACCGATCTTGGAATGGATTCAATGGGAGGCATGGGATATATTCAAGCACCATCTACAATGACAGAAGAAGAAGCTAAAAATATATATTTACCAGAAGCTGAAGCATATGCAAAAAAAATTGAACAAGAAAATTTAGCAAGAGCACAAGAACGTAATAAATATATTGATTATGCTAAAGAAAGATTTTCTCCTTTTTCTAATGAAACTCCTATTGAAATGGCTTCAGGTGGACGAATTAAATTTGCAAGTGGATCTGATGATCCAGAAAGTGATTTATATATTCCAACTTTAAATAATAAAAAAAGATTAGGTCCGGAAGATCGAATAAGTAAATATAAATCTTATTCAGAATTAGAATTATTAGGAAACATTGACGCTAAAAAACCAAATTATGAAATATTAGAAGAGTATATTTATAGAAATATGCCTACATATGAACCAAAGGATGTTGTACCTAAAGGATCAAGACCTGTTATGCCTAATGAATATGATAGAGGTCCAAGTGATGGAATATTAGAATTGGCAAGAGGAGGAAAGGTTAAAAAATGATTAAACCTAAAAGACTAACATTAACAATACCACCTAAATCAGGACCATGCCCACAGGGCTTGAATATTAAGTATAATACTGTTACAACAATAAAATCGGAGAAAATTACAAATGGCAGAAATAGACAAGTCGCTACCAAACGTAGCTGATCAATTAACACCGGGAGAATTAGAAGTAGAACAGATTGCACAATCTGTTGAGGAAACTCCTGCAGGACCAACTGAAGTTACAGAAAACGAAGATGGTAGTGTTGATATAAATTTTGATCCTAAAAAAGCTGCATTAGCTGCAACACAATTTGATTCTAATTTAGCAGAAGTTATTGATGAAAACGATTTAAATTTATTAGGAACAGAACTTTATCAAAATTATGAAGACTATAAAAATTCAAGAAGAGATTGGGAACAAGCTTATACTCAAGGATTAGATTTACTTGGATTTAAATACGAACAACGTACAGAACCTTTTCAAGGAGCAAGTGGTGCAACTCATCCAGTACTTGCAGAAGCAGTTACACAATTTCAAGCATTAGCTTATAAAGAATTATTACCAGCGGAAGGACCTGTTAGAACACAAGTCATTGGATTAGATACTCCAGAAATACAAGACCAAGCAGATAGAGTTTCAGAATTTATGAATTATCAAATTATGGATGTCATGAAAGAATATGAACCAGAGTTTGATCAAATGTTATTTTATTTACCACTATCAGGATCAACATTTAAAAAAGTTTATTATGATGAAACATTAGGAAGAGCTGTATCTAAATTTATTTCAGCGGAAGATTTAGTAGTTCCTTATTCAGCATCTTCTTTAGATGATGCCGAAGCAATTATTCATGTAATTAAAATTTCCGCAAATGAATTAAGAAAACAACAAGTAAATGGTTTTTACAAAGACATAGAATTATTACCATCCGATGATGGAGTAACAGACACAGACGATATTAAGGATAAAGAGAGACAATTAGAAGGACTTACAAAAAGTAGTTATAATGAAGATATTTTTACACTATTAGAATGTCATGTTAATTTAGATCTTGAAGGATTTGAAGATATAAATCCACAGACTGGTGAGCCCACAGGAATTAAACTTCCATATATTGTAACTATTGAAGAAGGATCTAGAGAAGTTTTATCTATTAGACGTAATTTTATACAAAATGATCCATTAAAAAATAAAATTAATTACTTTGTACATTTTAAATTTTTACCAGGATTTGGTTTCTATGGATTTGGTTTAATTCAAATGATTGGTGGTTTATCAAGAACTGCTACATCTGCATTAAGACAATTATTAGATGCAGGAACATTATCCAATTTACCTGCAGGATTTAAACAAAGAGGAATTAGAATCAGAGATGACGCTCAATCTATTCAACCGGGTGAATGGAGAGACGTAGATGCCCCTGGTGGAAATTTAAGAGATGCATTTATGACTTTACCATACAAAGAACCTTCGCAAACTTTATTAGCTCTTATGGGGGTCGTAGTTCAAGCAGGTCAGCGCTTTGCTTCGATAGCGGACATGCAAGTAGGGGATGGGAATCAGCAAGCAGCAGTGGGTACGACCGTGGCCTTGCTAGAAAGAGGTTCACGTGTGATGTCTGCAATTCATAAAAGAATATATGCAGCGATGAAACAAGAATTTAAATTACTTGCAAATGTATTTAAACTATATTTACCCCCTGAATATCCATATGAAGTTGTTGGTGGACAAAAAACAATTAAGCAAGCTGACTTTGATGATAAAGTAGATATCATTCCAGTTGCTGATCCAAATATATTTTCACAAACACAAAGAATATCTATAGCACAAACAGAATTACAATTAGCAATGGCTAATCCTGGAATTCATAACATGTATGAAGTTTATAGAAATATGTATTCAGCATTAGGTATCAAAGATGTTGATAGAATTTTAATGAAACCAGATCAACCGCTACCAAAGGACCCTGCGCTAGAACATATTGATGCTCTCGCAGGGAAACCCTTCCAAGCATTTCCAGGACAAGATCATAGAGCACATATAACTGCACATTTAAATTTTATGGCAACTAACATGGCAAGAAATGCCCCTGTTATTATGGCTTCATTAGAAAAAAATTGTTTTGAACATATTTCTTTGATGTCACAAGAACAAGTTGAGATAGAATTCCAAAGAGAAATTCAACAAGTACAACAAATGCAACAAAATCCACAAGCAATGCAAAATCCACAAATGCAAATTCAAGTTAGAATGTTAACAGAAAAAATTGAATCTAGAAAAGCAGTGTTAATTGCTGAGATGATGGAAGAATTTTTAAATGAAGAGAAGAAAATTACATCACAATTTGACAATGATCCTATTGCTAAACTTAAATCTAGAGAATTAGATCTTGTTGCTCAAGAAAATGATAGAAAAAGACAAGAGAGCAATGAAAGAATCAATCTTGATAAGATGAAAGCTATGATGAATCAGTCAACAGATAGTCAAAAACTACAACAAAATGAAGATTTAGCTAAATTAAGAGCCAATACTTCATTAGAAAAGACCGTTTTATCTGCTCAACTTAAAAATAGATTTCCAAATTAACAAAAAAGAGGTATAAAAGGCTATGAAAAAACAAAATGAAAAATTAGCAAACTCGAAAAGAACTTTTACTAAAGATTCTAAAGCTAAAGTAGATGTTAATCACTCAAAATACACTGACGCACAAGGTTATCTTGTTGGCGGAGTAGATATTGAGATGTCTAGCAACTCTGAATCTCAAACTCAAGAAGTTCAAGGTCAAGGAAGTATTCTTCCAGAAAAAAAAAGAACGGCAACTTGGTACTAAACCATGATTCAAATGTTAGGAGCTGTAGCACCTCTCGCAAAAATTCTTTTTTCAACTATTGAAAAATCAGTTCCTGATAAAGATTTACAAGCAAAGTTAAAAGCAGATTTACAAACTCAATTACTACA